AAGTTTTTTAATCTTCATGGTTTTCCTCCTTACTTACCAGTAGAACCATATCCACCACGGTCTTTATTACCTAGGTGAATGACTTCCACAAATTTCAGAGATGGTTGGTTCTCTAAAATCCTAAATTGACATAAACGTTGACCTTTTTCTACCCTACCATCTTTGGTAGCATAGAACTTAGCACCCCAATAGTCGTTATCTCCACAGAATGAATTGTCAATAATACCCATACTGTTTGTGAGAAGTAGACCTGTGTTTTGGAAAGTGCTTGAACGAGGTAGAAGATGAGCCTCAAAGCCTTTAGGTAGCTCCATAGCCACACCAAAGTCAATAATCACTGTGTCTCCTGCCTTATACTCAATCTCTGTGTTAGATGCTAGGTCAACCCAATCACCTACACTGATATGTTTAATAGGGCTTACTAGGTCATCCCTAGTTTTTACTTTTACAACTCCACTATGATGCCATGCTTTATAGGTTACAAAGAATTTACCAACAAAGTATAGAGCAATCATAAGGATAATGACTAATTCTGTCTTTGTCACTTAAAAGACCCCTCCAATTTCTCAATCAATTCATCAACTACATTAACCATGTCTTCACAAGTTGCAATGTAAGGATGAAGTCCTGTTGTACGTGTTGCAAGGAACATAAAAATGAATTGTCTATGAGAAAGGCTTTCTACTTCACTACGAAGGATTGGATAAAACTCCTCTGAATGGTGGATATTGCCCTCTTGTTCTTCCTTAATAGCTTTTTCTAGAAAGACTCTAGCCTTTTTAAGGTCTTCAATACCATTTTTATATTTGTATCTCCACACATACTTAACAGCAGATGCAATCAATGGGTCAAGTCCTGCTTTTACCCAAAAATCCCAACACTCTAGTTTATTCTGTGTGTATCGTTTAGGGTTTACAATATCCTCTTTCATTTGTCCTCCCTAGTTATCACGTATACATAAGCTAATATTAGTAAGCAGAGTAAAAACGTAGCTGTGTTATCATCCATTGTCTAACTCCCTTACTTTTACCTTAAGCTCAATAAGGTCATTCTCAGCTCTTAGAAGCTCTACATAGCGTTTAGCTGATAGTGACACAGAAGTTACTCCATCAATCCCTGCAACAAGGTCTTTGAAGTTACGTTCACCTTCTATATCACGTTTAGCAATTCTATCTTCTAGATACCTATTAGACCGTTTGTACATCTCAATATCTTCTTCAAGCTTATGGTTCTTATAGAGCTGTATCATAAGGGAAAAAGTAGTTATTACTATAAGTGCAACAGCAATACTAATATCTTGATTCATTTACTAAACCTATAGTGCTTCACTATGAAGCCTTCACCTTTCATTGTAACTACAACATTATCATCAATAAGCTTATCAGATAATCCTGTGTAGAAGGTATCTCCCTTAAAGTCACCCTCTATATAGCTCACAACAGCTTCATCACAGTGAGCCTCAAATTGTTTGAAGGTATTAGCACCTCCAATAATCCACATGTCCTTATCACTCTCATTATAGAAGTTAATGACCTCTTTAACTGAATGAGCAATATACACATCAGCATCATCATAGCCTTCAATCTCATCTCTGTGAGTTAGGACAATGTTGATTCTATTTCTTAGTGGCTTACTACCTATGGACTTCCATGTAGAATATCCCATAACAATAATACCGCCTGTTGTTTGGTTTTTAAAGTAGTTTAAGTCTGACTTGTTAGACCAGGGTAGCTTACCCTTATTGCCAATCAGTCCTTTACTATCTTGTGCCCAAATAAATTTAACCATTTTATAATATACCTAAGTAAAAGTGAAGGCTACACAGACTATCTATGTAGCCTCCTCCTTAATTAGTCTTCTACTTGAACTAGGAAAGCTTCGTGGTTGAATTGAGGGAAACGTTCCTTAATTTCATCCATTGTGAACTTACCTACTTTGTCTGTACCTTTACCAAGTACATCAGATTCTTCTGTGAAGGCTGAAAGTTCTCCACTTGCATTGATAGCAATGTAAGGAGCTTTTACCTTACGTGGGCTTTTACCTACGAAGATAACATAACGTGGTTCAGAAGGAGCTTTAACTTCTTCTTTGTCTTGTGCACCTGTTAGGTCAATACCTAATGCTTGTGCAAGATTTAGTAGTAATTCTTTATTGTCAGCCATGATGCCAACCTCCTTAAAATATTTTGTAGAGGGTTTATTGTGATTCTCTCTACCACCACATAAATAGTTTATCAAAAACGTGTTACTTTGTCAATACCTTTTTTAAACTTTTTTGAAATTTTTTTCAACAAATTCATCAAGGTCTTCTGTAATGTCTCCAATATACACTTTATAAAAGTAATCATATACATTAGGTTGTCGTTTAGTTGGAGGAATATACAATCGTAAATCAGGGTTTTTAGCAATCATTGAGGATAACTCACAGAATTGCTCATACATGTCCTCACAACGGTATTGATTATAGTTAAACTTGACATGCTTAACTCTATAGGCTCTACCAACAAGCTTCTCTTTAGGGTTTACACACTCAAATGAGAAGTCTTTAACCTTATAACCTAGATTTGTCATAACCTGCATATACATGTTTGCTTGTAGGCTATACTTAAGTTTATCCACTTGTGGAGCTTCACTGTAGGTCTTATAGTCAATTAGAGACACAGTGCCGTCACCATTATCAATCACAGCATCGATATAGCCAATGAACTCATGTCCGTTAGGTAGGTCAACCTCAATCTTCTTCTCAGTCTCAATGACTTTAGAGAAGTCTACAGTCTCTCCACTACTTAGGTAACGCTCAATAGCCAATAGACCTGCCATTCGTGCTTCATCAGAGAAAGGTGAATGTTCATGCACAGATAGTGCTAGGTGTTTTACCTTCTCCTCAGAAAGCTCCCCATTGTGGTCAGCCATAATCTCCATAGCTGTGTGGAAAATAGTACCTCTATCCATGTACTTAGTACGTGTAGGGTCAGGTAGTTCTTTATACTCAGCTATGTATTTACACCAATGTTCCCAAGGATTTTCTAGGTAAGTGTTCAATCGTGATACACTAAAACGCATTAGTATTCCTCCAATTCTTTAGCAAACTGCCAAGCCCATGATAAAGGAGACTCCTTAATCATACCTTCTGTAAGTTGTAATATGGATTGTTTTGTGTGTTTAATCAGCTTATCCATAGAGTGATAGTTATGAGTATCTAGGAAAATTTCTCCTGAGCATGTTACACATAATCTATTGTAAACTCCTTCACCTATAGGAATTGCCACATAATAGTATTTTTCCTTTTTCACCTTGTAGCCATTGACCCAAGCATCAGCAAAAATATTAGAGTTAGCCATAGCCCATTTAGCACACTTGATAACATCACCTTTAAATGAGTCAGCTAAAGGTTCTCCAAAGTCTCCTACTGGACTTAATGCACCAAGTAAATTAAAATTGTTTTCCTTACAGTATACAATCCATTCTGAGATATTTGTAGGAATTTCAACTTGTGGTGTACTAAACTTGATGGCTTCATCAAATTTACCTTGTTCATAACCTTCATGGTATAGTTTAGAGGTAACTTCACTACCAAATTCTTTAAGTAATGAGTATACCCATTCAACCTTATGCTTCTCATCCATATCCTTAATCTTGTTTAAAACTTGTTTAAGGGTTATATCTTTCTGTACCATACACAACCTCCTTACTTGTTATCTAGGTGAAATATTAGATTATCAAAACGCATACCTAAAGACTCATCTACACTGACTCTTTGTGTACGTTCTGTGTTAAGTTCTTTACGTAAGCTCTTTACCTCATGGTCTAGCTCATTCATCTTCTTCCAACTCAGACAAATCACTAGAATTGCTACCAATATCAGTAACCCACTTACCATAAAGAACAGCTTTGAGAACATCTTTCTCATTGTCTTTTGTGATAAATCCACCATTATCCAATTCCTTTACTGTATCTACCACACCAAGATTGTCCTTTTTGCATTTAATCACAGCTCTAGCAACCTTAGTGTCTAATGTAGGTATCCCCTCATCCACATATTTGAATAGGTCTACCTCAAAAATGTTAGATAGCTTCTTTAGGTTAGAAGGAGAAGGCATATTTTCTCCCTTTTCCCATGTTGCTATCCTAGAGTTACCAACGTAACCCATTCTTTTTGCTAG